CTTCCTGATTGTCGCTACGCATTAGCTGCGTCTTGTAATGTTCTGCACGTCCCCACATATTGATGAAAGGGCTGAGGCTACGAAGCTCATAAAGGATTGGTACTTGGTCGTCTTCTGCATCATTTGGTTCTGTGAATAGAAGCTTTCCTGCGTCCCCCGGCTTGTTCGTGCGAACATTTGTCACAAGAATTTCTGTTGTCATGTGCTGACTACCATCACTGGCAGACTGAATGTCGTCCTTGAATCTTCCATACAGAACTGTAGGCAACGTAAAGAACTCATCGAATGTCTGGGTGGCATAACGCATCTCGGTGTTGAATGAACCAGTCTTGAGTTCACACTTCACCGTACGATCAAAGGTCCACGTATTCTTCATTTCACCCGAAGGCTTCTGAACCTGTTCTGCGTAATACACGTCTGCCAGCATTGGGTACATTACAGGAGTCCTGCCCTAACGGTGTAATCCCTGAACTTCTTCAATAGCTGATCTACTGTCTTGTTTCCTGTACCCCCGAAAACTCGTGCGGAATACTTTACCTTGTACTGGTCTGTGTCGTACTCGCTGATGTATCGCTTTAGATACTCATCTTCGTCACCAACGTCAGCGGCGAGTAAAGCTGCTGCCTGCATGACCTCATTGGGCACAACAAGATATCCTGATTCATATTCGACAACATAGTCTGATCCCTGTGGGAATGCTCCACCGCTGCCATTGAATCCACCGAATGAATCTGACCCTGCGTAGGTAACCTTGATTGGCTTGCCAGAATCAAAGCTGTCTTCTCCAACCAATACGACAGATGATCTGTCCTTGGATACTGCGAATGACTTTGTGTTCTCTACATTTCCGTTTGTGAAGACAAGCTCACCGTTCTCCCAAACTCGTGTGAGCTTATTGATCCTACTTGGGATAGGAAGATAATCGGACCCACTCCCCTCAGTTTCAAATGTGGCTAGTGTGTAATAGAATCCATTTGTCGTAGAATCAATGATTGCACGACTAATAGACTCAACTCTCTTCTCTTCTTCTGTTACTGGAAGTGCACCATAGGGACGAATGACAAATAGTGGCTCAATGAGTACCGTTTCTCCTGCGTCCGTGACTTCTAGAACATAGTCAGCGTCATACCTTATACTTGGGGAATGAAAGCTCAGAATGCCATCACTGTCCGAAGTAGCGGTTCCAGTGGATAGCTCTTCACCGAACTCATCGCTAATCACCCAATCGTATTCGTGATCCACAACAGGAACAGCGATTGTCCTGAATGGTGGAAATGGTGGCACCCTGTAAATGATCATACTCCGTAGAATTCCTTTACTTCCTCAACGGTTGCTTCACGGACCTTCTTAAGTGTTAGCCACTTAGCTGCCGCTTCCTTGGAGACAACGGTGAATCCGTACTTGATTTCTCCAACACCGGGGAATGTGATGTTCCCTGCGGAATAGAGCAGTGCCTTGTCAGACTCTACTGGCTTTGGGGCAACCTTTCTAGGCTTCTTTGGGGACTTGGTGGTAATTCCAGTACGTCCCATAACGATTGCACCTTCTCCATCTTCATGTGGAGCAGTCTCTTCAATAGTTTCATTAGTCATAAATCCTCCTTCGATACATTGTACCAGAATACGCGAAAGGGGGCAGGTTTCCCTACCCCCTTCCAACAGCTTATCTATCAGATATCTGCGGCTGCATCAGCAAATGCTAGTGCGTCAAGCTCTTCCCAAGCGAGTCCGAAACGTACGTATACGGTGTACTCGATTGTGTCCTTCTTGTTACGGTACTCACGAAGTACCTGCACGTCGCGCTGGAATCCCCACACGCGGTTCTGTGGGAATGTTAGTTCAATACGTCCTTCTGGGAAGTAAGGAACCTCAGCAAGACTTACGCCAAGTACACGAGTAGTCTTGAGACCACCGATAACCTGACCCACACCATCAAGGTATGTCTGCTTGTTGCCGTCAGTCCAAACTGCATTGGCAAGTGTACCGTTGTTCTTCACAACGTCTGCAAATGTGTTTGTTCCTGCGTAGAACTTCAAACCACTCTTCAATGCACGGTACTTACGTGGCATTGTGTTGATGATCTGCTGGATGACCTCTGGGGTCCATGCTCCACCAGCAACAGTAACGGCTGTCTCGTGAGAGCCAGAGCCTGCTGCGTCTGCCTGAGCAATGAATCCCGGCATGATCTTTAGGAACTTGTCAGCACCGGTACCAAGACCGTTGATTGCCAAGTCTTCGATATCGTTAGCAAGAGCGGCTGTCATATTGCGAACAATACGATCCTCAAGTGCGTCCTTCTCGATGTTGTCTTCTAGAGTCTCACGAGCGATTTCCCAGTCAAGACGAATCTTCTTTGTGGTAATTTCGATCTTTGTGAACTCTGCACCTGCGTTTTCGTATGTGCCGTCAGCCTGATTTGCCTGACGAATCACGCGCTCACCTACGTTGAGCTTTTCGATTTCTGCGGTGTTAGCGTTCATTGTAAGGTGACGACCATCCTTTGCAAGATATGTTGCGTCCCAAATGTAGTCAATGAACTGCTTTGACTGGTCTGGCTGTAGGATTCCTCCACCAGCGATACCAGATGGATTAACGGCGTTCGCACCTGCGGTGCTACCGAAGTAGCCTCCTGCTACGTTACCCACTGATCCTGCGGCTGGGGATGTTACTCCACCAATACCACCGGCAGCGAATACACCAGCTTCTGCGGCCTTTGTAAGAACTTCCTCTGACATTTTCACCTCCTGAAAATTATGTATATCTGTCAGTTGTAATAGGCGGTGTCGAGGAAACTCCCACCCCACTTGCTAGTAGCAGCTTGTGGCTGCTCCGTACGCTGCTCGCCAAGATCAGCGGACTTACGGAATGCGGTTGTGCCTTCCACGGCAGCAACACGTTCTCCGAAAACTTCTGTGTCAGACTTTACGGCGCTGACTCCTGCCTTTGTCTCGTCAAGATCGGATGCCATCTTAGCGATAGCCTCTGAGTTTGATTGGGTGTTGGCACCAAGAGACTTAAGCATCTCCACCATCGGTACCAAAGCCTCGGTGAGACCCTTGAGCATGTTCTGAATGTCTGTGAATTGCTTTTCAACAATTACTTCAACAGGTTCCGTGACGGCTTCCTCTGCCTTCTCGACAACCTCTTCTACAACGGTGGACTCTTCTACAGGAGCCTCAACAACAACCTCTTCGGCTGGTGCTTCAACTACTGCTTCCTCTACTACGACTGCATCAGCGGCCTTTTCGATTACTTCCTCCACGATTGTTACGTCAGTATCTTCCATGTTCTCAACCTCCTTTTCCTTTGTCTTTGTCAAAGAAGAAATATTCTTGACAATACGACGGTTTACCGAAACCATTGTATCATCCTTTTCAACAAAAACCTGAATAACGGCAACTGGGTCAATTTCGGTAGCTGTTAGTAGTTCATCACTACTGTCCAACTTAACCTGACCCTTTGTCAAAATGGAATCAATGTGGCCGATGCCCTCATCGAAATCTACGTTGTCTCCAATAGTAGGAGCGTTCTTTGCATTAGCCAAAAGACTCTTTGCTACAGTCATTCTATCAGCGTCATTGGATTCAACGAATCCGATGTTCTGCATAGGAGTTGAGCAGTTGAAGCATGACGTTGTTGGAGAAGAAGTGATCTGCAATGTATTGTCTGCCTTGCACCAGAATACGTTCTCTGGGGCAGTCTTGGAAAGGTATCCACCATCAGCGTTCTTCTCAATGGAGATAATGCTTGCCAACTGGTTAGCAGGGTTGTCAACTAGGGATAGTTCATTAAGGAAGTAATCAGCGATTACCCTATAGATGCCCTTCTCTACGATCCTGTCGTATACCTCGGTTACTACGCCACCAATGGAGAAGCCAGTAAGAGTTCCGTCAAGGCACTTCTGCCACGTATCTTCTGCCCCCTTGGAAACGTACACGGAGACCCAGATACCGTTGTACACAGTATCGGTGTTTGGATCGTAATAGCGTTCGGGACGGAATGACATCATCTTGCCGACTGCCTTTAGCGAGTCGTGCATTTCTCTGATGTTTCCACGGAACTTATCGAAAGCCCTAATTGAAGACTCTAACGGAACAATGTCACCTTGGAGGTCGATGTTGTCAAGGGTTGCGAACCCGTGAACCATACGCTTATCAACATCCATCTTGGAGATTGGTACGGAGAATTGAATCCTGCCGTCAACAATCGATCCTGAGGTCTCATTGAATTTCATCATGTTAGTCCTAATTATACACTATCTTTAAGCACTTTTACCATCTTGCTTTGCGCCACTACCCTTTGGGTTCCTGCCCGTAGAAGTAGTTGGTGAATCCGAAGCATTCTGGGAAGCGTTCTGGTCCTTCTTGTCATTACTTATGGCGTCATGCTTGGCCTTTGCATCTGCCTGCATCTTCATATCATTCTGCTGAGCAGTAGCGTCAAGCTGCATTTGCATTTGTTCCTTGGCCTGATCAGCCTTTTCAGTATCAAGACCATCAATCTGTGGCTTACCAAGTTCCTGACGAACCTCATTAGGCTTGACAACTCCATTAACAAGGTACTTCTCGTGAATGTTGGCCTGTGCTGTTTCGTCAACAATGGATGCCTCGTTGAACTTTACCTCAACAAGCTGGCTTGCTTCCCTGATGAATCTGGAAACAATCTTCTCTAGGTAACGCTGCAATGGACGCACAACATTGTCACGGAATGTTCTATCCTGTGTCACTGCTGCGGCAACACCGCTACCCTCGCCAACACCAAGCTTGGACAATGGAACCTGATGCGCCAACAGAATGTTCTCACGGTTGGACTTACGGTACGTGTCGAATGATGCATCCTGAATCTTGTTCTCTACAGGCTCCATCTTAAATTCAACCTTGTTACCTTCTGAGTCAGGAGGCAATGGCACGTAAAGCGTACGGTGGTTCTGTCCCTTAAGGTTAGTCTGCAAGAACCTGAACAGCTTGTCTTCTGATTCTGGACTTAGCTTTGCACCCTTTAGGGTAATGATGTAGCGAGGTACCGCCTTGTTTTCGAAGTATTCAAGGTTGTACTGCTCTGCCTGCTGGTCTCCAACCACTGACGTTGCCGCCGACACAATGTCTGGCACACCGTAATAGGTGTTCAGTGGTGAGTACATCATAAAGTGGATTATTTCATTGGGCTTAGGGTCAAGTCCAAGAGGGTCAGGATTCTTGGCACCGAAGTTTCGGAAATAGACAACCTTTTGTCCAATGATCTGAACGTAACCATCCTTGAGACGACGTACTCTAATGGATGTGGAAGGAATATGACCAACATATGCAATGCGTCCTGCCGTAGTCCTACCAATTTCGAGATAACCGTTTCCTGTTGCCTCATAGTCTGTCACTACCTTCTTCATGGTGTCGGTGAATCCGTCTTGGTCATTGAGACCTTCAATCCAGTCGGTAACGTCAACCTTTACCTTATCAAGCTTCTTACCGGCGGCATCCTGCTTTTCGCTGTCCTTGTTCTGTAGACTTTGTAGCGCCTTGCGCGTAAGGTTAAGGGTATAGCCCATGCCAACGGAAGCTGTTACCTTGGAGATAATAGCGGAGTGGTTGGAGAAAGATGTGTCGAAGAATCCGCTCAATACGTATAGGTTGTAGGGTGGATTGATAACATCGAAGGCACCATATCCATTGACATAGTTTACCTTGCCGGGATTGATCTGCTTTGACTCTGCCCCGGTTCCCTGAGGATTCATTCCTGATTGACGTTCGTACTCTTCGGTTACTGGCTGTCCAAGAGCCTTACGTGTAGTTCTACGAACGAAGTTCTTGTCAAGTCCATTGAGGGACTTTAGTGTATCCCAAGACTTATCGAATGGGTCCATATTGTCATAAGGACTGACCTTGTAATCTACTGGTCCACTCTTGACAAATACTGGCTGCTCCCAAGTAGGAGTGTCGTCATCTTCGTTCATTCTTGAGTCCTTGCTGTGCTGCGTGGACAGCACCTAGGTCATTCAAAAGGACTTCCCCATTGAGGAACCTTTCCTTTTGTTCCGAATACTCGTCGTCGGTTGCACGCTTAAGACCGGGCTGGAACCAAGGCTTACCATCTGGCTGTCCGTAATGTGCGGCTGCACGCTTGATCTTTCCGATAGCTTCAAAGTCAAACTTTGAGTCTGCCTGCACATTTAATAGGTTACCGTTGCCGTCACCAAATAGGTGTCCACTTGGGAGTCTCCAAAAGAAAAGTCCCCAATCATACATCTTGGGAACTACTGTCGTCTTATGCTTACCGTTAATACCATCCATGTACCATATTGTAGCACATTAGGCCGAATATGAACCAAGTGTTGACCATGTTGGTGTGCTTACAACAACTCTTTCCTCCAACACATCAGCAATATCCTTGGAGCTAATTGAAACTCCACTATCGATAATGTATAGAGACTTCGTTTCTGCACCCTCATCTTCACCCACAACGTACCTGTTTGAACCGATTGTTCCAAGATACTGAGCACCAATGTCCATTGATGGAACCTTGCCAGACAATGTAAGGACTCCCTGCCAAGTATCTGTTGCCCAAGCTGCCCACTCAATACCTGCGGGGAATTCTGGACTTGCTGCTACCTGCGCCCACGTACGGAAGTTCAATAGCTTCTCAAGGGAATCTCCACCATACATGATCACGTTCTTTGCCATGATGCCAGTACCAAGAATTAGTTCTGGGTAGAATGCGCTTGATGCAATCGGTGTATCTAGGGCGATACCTACGGAGGTCCATACCCCCTTGAACAACGTTGGTGTTCTTACAACTCTACCGTCCTGATACATAAGGAACTCTGACTCAATTGTGGAGTCGCCTGTTGCGAAGGTAGCCCTATCGCCTGATGACTGGATTGCGAATGATGCGGACTGCTCGCCAGCACCAATAATGATCTGACTATCTCCACCCTCATACTTGAGCCATACCTGCACACCCATGAATGTTGGCATCTTTCTGCCAAAGATGGATACGCTGCCGTCGAGCATTGTGATACCCGAATCTGCTGCCAACGCAAGAATAGCCCCATCGGAATTACCCATTCGGTAAGGAGACGACCCCACCCTAGAGTAGTATTGCCCAACCTTGGCATATGGCTCAGCACTAAGAACTCCCTTTGTTCCGAGAGCATGAAAAGTATCGTCGCTATGGTTTACGGAAACAAGTCTCACTGATGGGACTATCTTGGAAAGATCGGCATCTTGCATAACAACTACGTGAATGTCTGCAATATATAGATGTGGGTACTTGAAGGTGGTCTTGATTACTGTACCGTTCTGTACTCGGTATACCTTATCCGTACCGCTCACTTCAATGAGGTCAAGGTTTATTGGCTCTGGGGCAACAGCGAATGGGTATTGGATACCACCTTCGGTAACCCTTCTGAATGACACATATGTAGAAACATGTGCCGAAGTATTGTTTACAACAACTTGGAAAAAGTCCAAAGAGCTTACATCTCTACCTCCACGATCAATCGCCACATTGGCAATTGACGAAAGTGGTACCGATCCTAGGAGATAGGTTTCTGTGAGAGTAACTGTCCTGTCTAGAAAACTAGTCAAGGTATGGCCTGCCTTCGTACATAGTGGTTAGTGGAACTCCTACGGACCTTGAGTATGTCGCTGAATCCATTTGGAATATGGCTGAGTCTCCACCACCAAGGTTCTGTACTCCCTGCCCCCACACGTACCTGCGCTTAGCAACAGCAGATGATACTACATATGGATAGACAGAGATTGGTCCTACCTCAAACACGTCTAGGTCTGTGTCCATGAAGAAGCCGATCCAGTCTGTGTTGTAGTTATAGTTGTACGGGAAGGTACCGTTGAGCAAAACACGAGCAACCTCATCACCATCGATAAGAAGCGTTGCAGAGGTACCGTCCAGACTGATATGAAACAGGCTTGGCTTTGATGTTGTCATTGAGTCGTACATCTTGTAGGAGTCACCGACAGCGAGCACAAATGCCGTGTCTGCAAGATAGAGACCATCGTTGTTCGATAGTGGTCCTACCAGTCTTGTTGTAATGTGCTTGGAGTTCTTTACTCTACCCCAGAATTCTAGGGTGAGTTCCTTTCCTCTGCCCTTCGCATTCAGTAAACCCTTACCGGGCACTACAAGTGACGGCAAAGTATCACCAGAGATGAGATGGGTAGATCGGTTGTCACCGAAGACTAGCGGTACTCCCATGGCGTGTGCGAGAAGCTTGTTGTTCTTTGCAACGATGTAGGCAAAGTCCATACCAAAACCATATTCACTCACTGGAACTACCGTGTCAATACCAAAGTGCTGCAATCCAGTAGTTACGCTAGGCGACATTGCCAAGCTTCCGTAGTCAACAATTAGTCCAGTACCAGTATCCTGCCCAATAGAGAT